AAACGGTAAACTCAATCAGGTCGAGTGGCCCGAGCGCCTGGAAACGATATTCGCCTACGGCGAGTATTGTCTCCCATCCTGGCGGTATTACTACCGCCTCGATGATGTTCACTTTCGGTCGCCTGACGAGGAGCGGCCCGTGAGGGTCACTACCGTCGTCAAGACGCAGAAAACGCCCCGCATAATCGCTATCGAGCCAACTGGAATGCAATACATCCAGCAGGGCTTGATGGAGAAAGCGGTGATCTACATCGAGACACACAAAGTCCTCGGTGCAGTGATCGGATTCACCGACCAGCGTCCTAACCAGGAGCTGGCCGCGGAAGGTAGCCTTTACGGTTTCCTCGCTACACTCGATCTGAGTGAAGCGTCCGATCGCGTTTCCTACCAGCACGTATGGGATCTGTTGCACGGGTTTCCTCTCCTTCGGGAGGCGATATTCGCGTGCAGGTCGCTACGCGCTGAAGTGCCTGCTCATTACTACCACGATCGTCAGGTTGTGGAGTTGAGCAAGTTCGCGTCTATGGGTTCTGCTCTCACCTTTCCCCTCGAGGCGATGGTTTTCACAACAGTGATTGCCATCGCTCTCAACAGGGCGAGGATCGCAGAGCATGGTCCCGAAGCCGCTGCTCAGGCAGGGGAGTTTCATACCCTGCTTGACGGTGTGCGAATCTACGGAGATGACATCATTGTCCCCGTGGATCATGTGACTACCGTGATCAGCACCTTGGAATCGTTCGGTTTCAAGGTAAACGCTGGCAAGTCTTTCTGGAAAGGCAAATTCAGAGAGTCTTGTGGCAAGGAATACTACGACGGGACCGATGTTTCCATAAGTCGTGTTTCGACGAAGTTCCCTGTCTCACGGCGGGACGTTCAGGAGATTGTATCGACGGTGTCTCTGCGGAACCGGATGTGGTTGTCCGGCTACTACGAGACATGCGCATACCTGGACTCCATCATTGAGAAGGTCCTTGACCTTTATCCAGTGGTGGGTCCAGATTCTCCTGTGCTAGGTAGGTTGTCGTTCGACGATCTCACGATCGATCGCTACGACCACAAGATCCAGCGCCCTTTGGTTAGG